CCATTTGAATGTTGAATTCGTCGGTGCGATAAATAATATATCCTTCTCCATCACCGAAGGCTTCTTCAGGTTTTACCCAAACAGTGAAACTCAAATCAGATCTGGATAGATCGATTTGATCTTCTGTGTTTATGAATTGAATATTGAAATTGTCATTATCTTCATGATTATTCCAAAAAAAACGAGGGGTACGATCAAGTTTTCCAAAAGAATTGAAGTTCAATCCTAAATCGTCTTTTGTGTATGCGTAATCCGGATATTGATTTCTTTGAATACTTGTTGTTATTTGTGTAAACTGCTGATACAGGAAAACACTTCCGGAAACCAAAGCTTCTTCAGCTTGCACACTCAAACACCTCGGCAAGAAACTTGGAGAAAAATATTCAACTTTGAAGTTTTGTTCAAAAGATTTTGTTCCGGGATTTCCAATTCTTTCCGAAAGGGAATTATCACTATTCATTTTGAAGTAAAGCCACAAATCATCTTTCCAAGTATTTGAACTTGAAGGATAAGTCGCAAAAGTAATGGCACTTCGATCGTCCCAAAATGTGTTTGTTGAAGATCCGGCATTCTCTCTGTTTTGAAGTTGTAGACGCGGAGGCAAACCCTTTGCTCTACTTCGTTTGTTTGAACGTGGCATTCTTCACCCTCTCAAAAGACCGGCATATGCGATCGAATCGGTACCATATCTTGCATTACCAGCATCGATAATGGTTCCTGCTGTAGTTGATTTTACTGTAAATTTCTGTCGAATGTCTTCGCTCAAATCAAAATCCAGGCGATTCAGCACAGAAATGAAATCTGAATTTGTGGTATTGATCTGTTTTACAATTTCTTCATCCTTAGTTTCGTCCCAAGGACGAATCAACGTTTCTTGATAAGCAACATAACCATGAATGGTTATGCCTCCCATAGTCTCTTGACCTTCATCAAGAAAATATCTTACTTGAAGAGGATCTTGGTAGTCTATAAACTGTTCAATTCTATTTGAGCGTCTATCAAGAGTTTCAAAGTTGTTTCCATCTTCCAGTGTTCCATGAATTTGTCTTGGAAAGAATGGACCTGAATGGTCTTTCCTGTAAGGAATCGTCAACGGTTCAATGATTGCCTCCTCCTCAGATTGTGGTCCATCATTGAAATAAATTGGTGTTGGGTAACTGTCTCCAGAGCTCAAATAAGCAACAGGGTTGAATTCGGGAAGTTCTTCCCAAATTAGTGAGTTTTCATATTCAACCCATGATCTTGCTTGACCAATTGGATTTGTTCTTGTGTAATGACGAATGTTTCCAGACCAAAGTTTTGGTTGAGAGCTTCCGTAAAGTTCACGATATCCTCTAAGTTCCACACCTTGACGATAGGCATCAATTTGTCTTGTGTTGACTCCTTCACGAGTTGATTCAAACTTCAACACTGCTCGTGCAACAAGAATGGAATCAGTCGCATCATTGAACGGAGTAAATTCCGTTGCAAACTCCCATTCATTATCAGAAAAAACACTCATATCAATACCTATTCACCTCTCCAACAATTAGGCGGAGAAGGATGGTTGGTTTCAATCCATCTCTATTTGTGTCACCAAGATAAGCATCTTCATATTTGTATTGAACTTTTGGTCTTTCCAACATGTGACTTTCAACAACAAAGTTTGTTCCATTATATCTTGTTCTACGAGGAATGAGTTGCTCAATAAACATTCCAATGTTAGTATCAAACCATTTGTAAAACTCAAAGAAAGATTTCAAATTCATTCGACCTGTAAGTCGATTGAAATAGATTGATCGAAGGTTGTCCAAGCCTGGATAATCAGGGGAAAATTGCAGTTCTGGATTTCCAATCACGTTGTCAAGTTCATTTAGTGTTGCAAAGATTTTTACAATATCCTGATTGAGTGCATCAACAATAGAAAAATCTATAGAAAATTTATTGTTGTCGGTCGGTATTTCTGATCTCGGCAAGGAATAAACAGGTGCCGTTTGTGCTATTGAAGAAGATGCAACATTTTGAAAATCTTGGAATGAACGAACGCGAATTTTTTCAACAGAAACTCCTTCATCAAACTTTGGAGAAATGTAGCTGTAATAGTACATCTCTGGAACGATGACACTTGAAGTCAAAGGAAAAGCCGAACCAGACCAACCAAAATCACCCTGAGAAAAATCAAAGAGATCCAGTTCTCCGGTAACGTTTGATTGAGTAACGGCTTGATCTGTCGAAACATCCATTCTCAATTTTTGCCAAGAACCACTTACATTTGTAACGAAACCAAATTGACTTGATGGATTTTCAACACCAAGTGAGGAAGGATTTCGTACATGTTCAAGCCACTCGTGGTCAGTCAAATATTTCGACCAAAAACGTAGATAGGAAACCTTTCCAGCAAAGTTGGTTGTAAGAGAAGTCTGATCTCCATCTGCTCCCAAATAGGCTGTTTGATCAATTGAAGAACTTCCAATTGCCAAGAAAGCTCCAGATACATTTGAAGTAGAATCGATCTGCATGTATGGTGGAGGTGATCCAACAGTTGCAGTTAGGAAAGAAGAAGTTTGAAAAACTTGTTCAACTTCGCCAAAGTTCTGCTTGGCGGCACGAATAAAGAAAGATGAAGAAATTGTGGAATTCAATCCATCATCATTTCTTCGTCTTCCAAAAGAAATGTACCATTTGTCTCCATCAAAAATATCTGCTCCGGAAAGAAAAAGTGAATCATTCGAAACAACATCATCACTTTGATAAAGGTACAAACCCTGTCCATTTACAGCAACAAGATTCATCAATGTTTGTCCAACTCCTTGAGGAGCTGACGAGCCAGTTGTTAGAAATCTAATCAAACTTTGTGATGGGAAGAGTTGAACAGAAAGTGGAGAGAATTTGTATGTTCCTTCTATTGTCCAAGAACCCGATGTAAGAAGCGCATCGTTTCCTGCATCACCGGAAATGTATGGGTATCCTGGCTCTGTTCTTGGTGCGGTCAAATATGAACTTTGAACGAAACCTCCGGAAAGGAAGTTCAACATCATCGCACTTTCCGATCTTGTTTCTCTAGAAAATGTTAGTGGGCTTCTATTTGGTCCACCGTATTCTCTAATACGGAAGTTATTGTCAGGATCAATTCCAACTGTTCTCAAAAACGCTTTGATCGAGTGCAAAGTTCCCTTTGACCTCATAATACTATTGAGATTTACGAGAATACGGCGCCAAATTTGGTTTTGAACAAATTGTAAGGAACTTTCAGCAGAGGAATATTCCGTATCTAAATCATCTCCATCAATGAATTGTGAGATTGAAGAATTGGTGAATAATGGAGGAAGTACAATTCCTTCTCTTCTTGCAAAATCTTGTAGAAGTGCATTGGGAACTGTATCGATTGAATTGTAATCAATTGCAACAACATTTGAAAATGCTTGCAAATAGAGCTTCATTTCATCAAAGAATTTTGCCCAAAGATACAACATTGAAAGCATTGCTGTTGTATCTCCCATTTGAGTTGTTCCAGGATTCGATCCAGAAATTAATGGATCAATGATATTTCCATCTTCATTTTCATATCCATAACTCTCTTGAGCTTCCAACAAATAATGTTGAGGAATGAGGCGTGTAATAAGGTTTGGATTGTTCTGATCAAAAAAACTTGCAGAGGTGAGAAGGGTTGTTTCAAACTCAACCAATGGAGTGTATTTTGGAAAAAGCACAGGGCTGTACAGAGGCTTCTCTAATGTCATTGGGGAAGGACCCGCAATTGAACTTGTCGGAATATCACGAACTCCTAGTTGATATCCAGAAAGAGATAGGTTGCCATGAAGGCTGTTCGATGAATGATCCAGAACCAATCTTGTTTGAGAACCGGAAGGTTCATTGAAGCGATAGTAAAGTTTTAGATCATCTCCAGAAAAGACATTTCTCTTTGAGAACTTTTTCAACTCTTCAACTGTTCTAATATCATGCCAAACACGAAATTCATCAATAGCTCCGGACAAAGTATTTGAAGGAGTAAATCCAGAAAAAGAAGAACCAGATCCAATGATAAGAACTGAGGAGGTCAGAGGAAATGAATTGAATTCGATTGCAAATGAACTTGTTGAATTCAATTCTTGGTTTACATAACCATAAATTTGTTGATTACCCGGTGTTCTGTTCCAGATAAATGCGAGATGATTCCACTGTCCCTTATTGAACTCAATTGTTGTACTGTTTGTGTAACCACCAGAAACAACAAACAAAGTAGAAGAGCCATAGTCTGTTGAGGCTGTCGAGTTTAGAGTGATTGCATAACCAAAGTTGTCACTAATTTTGTTCAGAATGAACTGATTATCATTTGATTGTGAAGGTGCGAAAAATTGAAACTCAAAAGTCATTGACTTATTTTGAGGCATCAATATGGAGTCACCGGATGTGTTTGAAGATGCATTTGGAAATGTTGCACCTGCAATGTCTTGAGTTGTAACATACGTTCCTCCAGAACCTTCTCCATTGCTTCCTGAGAAGAAAAGGTAGGTGCAGTTCTTCGGCATTGTTTCAAAGACCCAACGTTCGAATCCTGTTAGGTTATCAAGAAATTCATCAATTTCTCCACGATTTCCATCGAATGGGAAACTGTCAATTATCTTTTGAAAAGCGACATTTGACTTTACTTGAGCCGAGTTGAAAAATGTGTGATTCTCAAATTGTGACCATGAGATGTTGAGTTGTTGTGTGTTTTTCAACCCTACCAAATTTGGTTCATATTTGAAAGAAGATGTTGACGAAAGAGAAGTTGAAGAAACCTCGTCTGCGTTATACTTTGACAAAACAACAGCATCACCTTGCACGTTTGTAATACCACGAATTACCGTTGGTTCAAACAATGATGGTTTGTTGAACTGAAGAGATGTAATGTTGTTGTTTTTTGGCATCAAGAAACCTTGAAAATAAATCCGTTATTTTGAATTAGTGTATCTTTTCCGTTTTCAGAAATTTTGAATTCAAACTCATAAACCTGTCCAGAAACTAAATCAGACATCCAAAAATCAAAATAGTTTCCATCTCCATCATATGATGTTTTGGTTGCAACATCATCAAATGGAATGATGACTTGTTTTGTAATGCCGTCAACCATTCTCCAAAACATGTTCTTTTTGACAGAAGGTTTCGGGTCACGTGAAAACTTAGAGGGCACCAGGAAATCGCTATAATCCTGTACGAACACTCGCAGACGAGCAACCTGATCTCTGGTGTACGTGTTCTGAAGATTGAACATACTCACAACAACATTTTGACTTGGCAGCGAGGAAATCGTACTTGTTTTTCTAGAAAATTGAATTGCCGAGCCAGTGGCGAACACATAAGAAGCGTCTGAACTCTTCCAATATGGTGTGAAAGAAAAATCTGTTGAACCAGATAGGAAGGCATTTAGTTCTGAGTTCGCTGTTGGATCGAGAACCACAGAAGCCGAGTAATATCCGGTCAGTGGAACATAACCAATTAAGACAGACGAACCACTGAACTGCTGGGTAAACGTTGAGAGCGATCTGGTCAAATGGTTTATGGATGCAGAATGAGTTGTGCTATAACTACTCGTCCAGTAACTCACCCATTTACTTCCAACAAGTTCCAACAACAAACAATTACTTCCCGAAACTTCATTTCCAGCAAGAACGAAGTTTTGGAAAATTCCATTTGGAGAGTTGTAAAGAAAGATGTTGTTTGGGATAGAACCAAACAACGCTTTTGAATTGTCATCTTGAAGAACGTCATCGTATTTTACGATAAGTCTTGGTTGAAGATCAGGGTTTGCTTGTTTTGATCCAAATCGCTTCACAAAGCGTGTTTGGTTGTCAGTTTCTTCAAGATTTGAAAAGGAAATTCTCCAGCCGTGATCAGGAAGAAGACCAACAATCGTTCCTGAAACCAATGAAGTGACTTCAACAAAAAGGTCTTCATCTCCACGGGCAAAAGCAAAACTTGCTGTGGTCGATTGCACACCGACACCGAGATTACCGGAAGTGATCAAATCAATATTGTTAGAACCGAGCAAACCCTTGGCATTTGCGCCAGCTTCATTCCAGAGGGAAGTACCATTGTTTATTGAGGCTGTCAACCAATTCACAGCATCTTTATCTCTAAATGAGATAACGTCTCTTCCTCGTCCTTCATCCCAGGATTTTGAAACTGGAATTACTTCGAGTGTAAAGTTTGATGGAGTAGTCTGTCCTCCATACACATCTTTCATGTGCAGATATGCCTTGAATGAATTATCTCCAACGTTCAGAATACTACTTGTAAGTGCAACAATTGGTGATAAATCAAACTTCAACAAACCTCTTGTAAGTTCGATCTCATCATCGATTACAGTAGATCCGCTCAGGATCTTGGTTTCGCCATATAGTTTATAAAGGTCAATTGTTCCTGCTTGACCAGTATTTGCATTGAATGACCTACTTCCTGCAATGTATTTTGAGGTGATGTAGGCATCTTTTGAACATGATAAAATTCTGTACATATCAAACAGCCGTTCCCTGTAGATCAAAATTCTTATACTTTACTTCAAAGATGGATCCCGGAGGTCCAATAACAATTCCCTTTGAAGTGTTTGCTTCAACGTTGAACTGAACATTTGAATATGTTCTTTGTCCAACACTTGTGTTTATGTTTTTGACATTGATTGTGTCAACTGAAATAACACCAGGATTGTTGAAGATGATGTTGTGAAGATCAGAAAGAACGAGCGGTTGATCAATATCAAAGTTCTTTTGTTGAAAGAATGCTGACAGTTTTTTGACTACGTTTTGAACAACAATCTGTTTGTTTTCTCTAGGATCCACAACAATACTGAAATCTACTCCAATGTTTATAATTTGAGCATCGAGAATGTCAATTGCATCTGAGATTATTCGATAAGTGGAAAGAAAGGTTCGAATATTCTTTTTCAAGGCATCCGGTGAGATTGTTAATTGTCCATTCGAATCTCTAGAAACAACAAACAGTTGCGATGCCATTGGATTGTCAGGATTGTTTCTAATGGAAGCTCGGAAAACTCGACCGAAATTGGAAGGCATTGTATAAAGCCTTGCCAGCAAGTCGGGCTTTGAAACAATTCTTCCTTGAGAAGCTTTCACGGAAGGTGCTCGAAGTTTCAAATCATCAATCGACGGAGCATCCTCACCTCCTCCAGCCTTTTCATCATTTGAAGCATCAAGCGATGATCTTACAAACTGTGCTGTGGCAGGATCAGGCGAGCCTGGAAAGGTAATTCTTGTTTGAACAACGCCAGAAATGCTCTTTCGTGGAATGTTGTGATTTAGACCGCCACCATGACGATATGTGACTGTAACCGTAGTGTTTGGTGCCAAAATACCAAGTGTTGTAGTTTTCAAAAGATTTCCAGGATTGATGGAGAACCTTGAAAACGTTCTCTTTCCATAGAGAGGCACGGCAAACTCACTCGGATCCGGAATGATATCATCATTCAAAGTCTCAGCAGAACCACCGCCAAAAGTAAGTGTTGTAAGTCTGGTTTGAAGATTCATCTTTGAAATAAATCTATAAGGCGCAGGAATTGGAATTAGATTGTCTGGCACATCTGCAAAGTCACTTGCAATGTTCGTCACAGCTTTGTACACTGTATCTTCATTGAGAGCATCAACTTCATAATATACGTTTCCAAGACTATCTGTAACTGAGATTATTTCAGTTACATTTTCTTTGGAAAGTGTAAAGGTTTTGAATGGTTCAAAACTTCCAACAGAAAAACTATCTGAAGCTCTTTGTCCAGAAATACAAATCTCTTTGCGTTTCAAAAAGAAGGTTGTTGGAATATTTGAACTGTTCAATTGTCCGATTGAGACTTCTGCCAACAGAACACCATTGGGGTTTGTTTCTCTGAAATCAATATCTTCAACAAGTTCGAACTCTACTCCATTATTTGAACGAATCACAGTTCCGGCTCTGAGGATTGGAAGAGCAGCAGGATTTGGTCTTGGATTTGGATCTGAGATTGCTGGTACTTCAATAAAGAATGTTGCATTGAGAACTGCTGGAGATGCCCCAACTATTTTCACTCCATCCTTTTCAAGCAGACGTTGAATGTTTCTGTTTTCTACAGCACTATCTGTAAATGTTTCTTGGTATTGGTGGTCAAGATAGAAAGAAGAAACGTCCCCAACGTAAGATGCAAAATCAAGAAGCATTCCTCCGAATGAAGCTTCAGAGAAATCTCTGTTTGCATCATTGTAATAGGTTCGCGCATAATCCAAAAGATCACGTTTGAAACCATCAAAATCTTTGTTTAGATACTTTCTTTCTTTGATCCTTTTGAGGATATCTTTCTTGCTGTTATCTGCCATAATCAACCACCAACATAAATAACCACTTCAGCAACCGCTTCCGAAATGGCAGCTTGTGGCACTGAATAAATAAGAATGATTTTCACCTTTGCTATTCTTCCATCAACATCTGTTCTATCAATTTTACTTTCATAGAACAATGGAGTGACGAATGGCATCCATTTTGTTATGGCTGAGTTGATACGAACGATTGCCTGATTGTCAAAATCTTCTTTATTGAGAAATTCAAAACACAAAGGTCTTAGATTTGCCCCAAAATTGTATAGCTCTACGCGCTCACCCCAATTGGTCATAACCAAGTTTTTCAAATTGTCAGCAACTTGATCACCGAGAAGATAATTCATCTCAAAGAAACTTCTTCCGGAATAATCCAGTCGAACTGGAGTTTTTACTCCAATTGGTATTTCTAGTGTTCGTCTTGATAGACTTTCATTTCTATTTGAATACTCAACTCCAACATCTTTGAAACTCATTCTTGACATGATCAAACCTCGCTAATCGTTGGAACAGAATTTCCAGCGGTTCTTCTTATTTCTTCACGCAGCTCAGCAATTCTGTTTTCAACATAATCTACAACAAACTGATAAATCACTTCACCACGTTCTTTTGCATCAATCTCTAAAATCTCTGTGGCAATCCGTTCTGCTCTTCTCCTGATCTCCTCAGCAGATTGGTTTGTTGAAGAGTTTCCAGATTTGGATTTTTCAATAGCTCTTTCTCTTGTTTTTTCAGAAGCTTTTTTCAAACCCTCTGTCAATGTCTTTTTTGTTGCTTCTGCCATTTATCATTCTCCAAAGATGCGTTTTGAACGTGCTTCGTCAATCTTGTTTTTCGTTTTTGTATTTCCGTCACTTACATGTTGGTCCGTACTTGGTTTTTGCTGACTGTTTGCCGTTCTGACATTTGTCAAACCAGCACTGATAATGCTTGCTGCTGCTGTGGCGCCACTATCTGGTCCATATGGAGTACATGTACTTGCTTGCAAAGCCAATCCTACTTGTTGAAGCAAATTGGCAACTTGATCCCTCACAGCTTCAATCTCTTTTCTCATGTCAGATCGTAGATTTTCGATTGTTTCTGCAATGCTTTCACCAGCTTCTTTTACTTTTGTGTATTTCAGATAAGGTTCTGGACCTGCTTCAACAGAATCCAAATCGGGTTCTTGGGAACCATCAGTCGCTCTTCCAAGGAAAATTTGAGCTCCATTTATTTGAATGCGTCCATCTTTGGTAATCAAAATATTCGCTATGGTATTTTTATCACCTTCTTTGACAATAAGAATGGAACCTTCTACTTCTTCATTATGTCTTGCAATAATTCTAACGTTGTCACTCTTTGCAACAACATATGAACGATTTTTTACGCCACTTGCCTCTGGTTGTGGCTGAACAAGAACATTACTTGGATATTCCAATTCTGTCAATCCAAAACTTTCATCTGCTCTAGCTTGTTGTGCAATATAAAGCCTCGAAGCATCCTCAACAAAGTCATTGTCACCCTCTTGTGGGTTGTTGTTCTTGTTGCGTCTGTATGGGGCTCTATCTGCCTCTAGAAGCCCTCTACGATTCTCTATAAGGCGCGCAGATGTTTTCTGTGGGTCTTCGTCCTGTGAATTAGGAACGGTCCTTCCACGACCTGCTACAAGGTCTATACAGCCCGCAGAACCAGAGACGTCCAGTTCTGATCTTGATGTTCCAGAAGTTTGATCTTCACCCAAAAGAATGGCTGAATTATTCGATCCCTGAATGAGGAAATCTCCGGGTCTTTTCTTTTTGATTGGAACAGGTTCATATGTTGTAACTTTGTTAGCCTTGGCTGTTTGAAAGATTGTTTCAAACGGGTTTTGTCCAACATCTGTCGGAGACACTCCAATAGAAAACGTAGATGAAGTATTTCCTCCATTTTGAAATCCGGGAGGAATAGCTTGGTCAGTTCGTTCGTCTCTTTCACTGGTTCGATAGTTATCTGGATGAAAAGTTGGATCAAACTTTCTATCTGAATGTGAATAGTTTGGATCTTCGATTGTTGCCCATTCAGTTGGACGAGAAAGCCAATATCCAATCTTCATACCGTTGTTTTGAATGTCTTCAAATAGTCCCCAAACCATTTCACCAGCTTTTACTGGAAGCATCAAGTGAGATGAAAAGAAAGGTAGAAGAATAATCCCTTGGGCATTGGTGCTTTCTTGTTGGTCTGAGACGATTCGCGCAACAACAGATCCATTCGGCATTACATCAATGATTTCTGGGTTTACAACAGATGAGGCGATTAGATCGAGGTCCTCTTCTTCAAATTGTTCAATGTCATAAATCACGTCAACAACAACACATTTGACAAAAGAAGACGGATTGCCTTGTTTGCGCAAGGCACCTAAATCATTAGAAATGTCAGTTCTATTACCTGACGTCAATCTCCTATTTGGATTGAATCCGCTTCTTACTGCCATATGTCAGTGCTTCTTTCGCCTTGAGAAAGGATCGATAACTTCTTTCTTTTCGATAGTTTCATAGACGTCTTCTCCATCTATGTAGTTGTCCTCTTCCTTCTTTCTGCTAATGAGATCAGCTAACTTGATTAATTGATCGTTTGCTTTACTCATTCTTTCAAGATATTTTGTGATTGTTTGTCCATGGATTGCATGCTCATTTGAGTTTCCATGAACCTTCATGTAAAGATCAGAGAAGCAAAGGTAAGCATTGCTTCTGTCTGTAATGGCATTTGAATAGATGTTCTTCCACAATGCCTTTTGTTTGTCTTCAAGAGAACTGATTGAATCAAGCACGTCAGCAAAATCTTGGATTTGTCTCTTGTTTTCATCGTTGAGTTCTTCTGGTGATTTTAGGTCAAATTCTGTTGTCATTATTTCTCCGTATCAAATAAATTGTACCTATAATTATGGCAAAGTTCAATTCCAAATGATTTATGTTCACTTTACAAACCTGAAAGATGCCGTTGCTATCAAAAAGAGTGGAGTTCTCTGGAAGAGTTCCTATATCGAAGGTATCTTTGCTGTAGCAAAAGGCGGGTTTTCATCACCAGGTGTTCAACAATCCAAACTTGGTAGAGTAAGTAATAGAAATGTGGCAGTGGTCTTCAAAACAGAAGTTCTGCCAGATGCAGCCTTTCCGGAAGAAGTTGTTTGGCATGATCTTGAAGATATACCAATAAAGGTCATAAGCATTGTGAATCTTGATCAGTTGGAAAGGTCAGGTTTTCTTGATGAGAGCCTGCCCATAGATCCAGAGTTTGATCAACTTTCCATCCCACTTCATCCTGCATTCTCTTGGTTTCCAGATAGAGACTGGACAAGAATGCCAAAAGGAACCAAGCCGTGGATCCCGGGAAGAGACAATGAGAAATACAAAAAGGCTCACGCCATGTTTGCAGCGGAAGCCTCAATAGAAGAAATTTCAGATTTTTGGAACTCTTTCAAATAGCGTCTTCAATCGTTTTCTTTGCTGTCTTATAATGTTTTTTCAAGTTGCTCAAAACCACAGAAAGTTGTTTTGGAGTTAGATTGGTGATCTCTCTAATGTAAAGAAGGATAGCTCTCTTTGAGACAAGATCAAGATCATCAAGTTGGTCAAGAACGATCTTGATTGCTCGAACTGTTTCCTTTTCGTTTTCTGTTGTCGAAAGACTTTCAATTTCTTTGATGAGATTTCTTACGTTTTCACGCAAGTTCTTTTGTTCCAACATGTCTTCCCAAGTTGGAACAATTGAATAGTTCTCAATCGTCTCCATGTCATGATTTGAGATTCCATCTTGGTTATCAATAGAAATATACCTTTGAACATTTTTGACATTTTGCTTTGAGCGAATCGTTAGGTAGCGTTTTGCAACAACGTTGAAATAGGAAAATGCTTTTGAGTTTTTTGCAGAATTAAACTTGAGAATAGCTCCATAAAGGAACTCCACACATTCACTCTTCAAATCTTTTTTTGTTTCGTGAATGACATTGAAACCATAGACGTTTATCAAATTTTCAACAAGGGCATCAAAAGCTGGAAAAATTTCTTTTTCATAGATTTTGTGCCTCTCTTCTTTTGTCGTCGCTTTTTGATATTTTATGATCGACTCCTGTGTTTGAGCCGTAAAATAGTTCTTTGATTTGCCCGGCTTTCGCTTTATCAGACGTCGACCTTCAATACGTTGAACACCTTTTGTTTCCATCATTTCCATCTTTCATTCAGTTTTTCAAGGTCTGCTTCTGACAATCTACGTGTTGTTCTCTTGTATCTTGCAATCGTTTTTAGAGCCTGGTCTATTTCATCAACCTCTTCGACAACATACTTTTCTTTAGAGAATTCAACAAATCTCTCAATCAATCTGCTTACTGAAACCTTTGCCATCGTAACATCATCTTTAGCTTCTACGACTGCCGCTTGAAGTTCTTGGTTGTCGAAATAAAGTTTCAAAGCAAGGAAACCTTCAAGACTTTGTTCAACATTTTCAAATGCGTCGATTGTTTGAGAGAGTTCATCTTCTAAAACCATGATAATTTTAGCTAACTGCATGTATTTTACAATCATCACAGTCAAAGCCAAAACAAGCAACGCAGTTAGAATTCCAAAAAAATACATAAGACCTCAAAGATATGTAGAAAGAACCTCATCGTATTTCTTTGAAACACTTTCAAACGAATATCTTTCTTGAACTTCGGACATTTGTTTCTTGGCAGCTTCGACAGGAATCTTTGAGTTCTCGTAGAACTTCAAAAGACGTTTCTTTGCACTTTCCTCTTTGACAACTGCCCATTTTCCTTCTGGATGAAACAAAGACTTGACGCTGTCTGCTGGTGTTGTTGGTTTCAGGTCGTAATCAACGGAAAGAAATCCAGGAGTTTTCAGAAACTCCGTGTGAGCTGACCAGTTGGTTGCAATGACAGGAAGTCCACATGCTGCTGCCTCAAGCATTGGAAGTCCGAAACCCTCTCCTTTGGTGAAAGAGAACAATGCCTTGATTTTTGGATTTTTGTACAGACCCGCAACTTCTTTATTTGTCATTGTTCCATGAAGAAGATAAACTTTTGGATTTTGTGTAAGTTTGGACTCCATCAAAATTTGAGAAAGGATGTGTTGAGAAACTCGTTTATCAATTGTTGAGTTTCTTCCCATGTTGGTCTTTACAACCAACCCAACATCATCTCTATCTTTGAAAACCTCACAGAACCACCTGATTGCGTAAAAGGTATTCTTTCGATCTGTATCTGGATTTCCTGTAATCTGTCCAAAGAGAAGGAAGTTGAAAGGAGTAGACAGTTCAAGATGTAATGGCTCTGCCGATACACATTCATCTAAAAAGCTCTCGGGGATGACGACAATCTTGTTGGCAAGTGAAGGATCAATCGCAAGAAAGGCGCGGCGAGAGAACTCACTTGGAACAACAACCAATGACATTTTGTGAACATGAGGAATCCACGAAGGGTTTACCTTATCTGCTTCGATTCCTGCCGTTATTCCAATGTTTACTTCACCAAGATTTTCATCCCATTCATTTGGAAGTTGAACTTGAAGAGTTAGTGAGTATTTTGGAAGTTGTTTTTTTGAAGCTTCAATAACTTTTCCAATCAACCCATTTTCTCCATCACCATTCAAAAGCCATGGTGTGTTACCCCAAGGAAGTGGTTGACAGAAAACAGATTGCTCTGGAAACTTGTTAAAAGCCCAGCGTGCAACTTGTCGTGCATGAACACCATAACCGGAATTAGTTAGAAATGGTCCACGAAGAAGAACAGTTTTTTCACTTGTCATTTGTCAACACACTTTCTTTCTTTTGTCTCTTTTTGACGTTCATTGTCTTTTTCAATTCACTCATTTTTTTCATAACTTCTTCTTGAAGTTTTTGATTTTCATTCAAAGCCGCGGGTGGCTGTTCGACTCTTCTAACTGGAGTATCGATGGATTGCAAAGTCCAGATGCCGACTTGTTCTTTCGAATTATGTCGGAACTTCTCAATGGTTGAAGAAAGTGTTGCATCCCAATCTGCGATGACTTTTTCAAAGTTGAATTCATGATCAACATAATCGATCATTTGGGCTTTTAGTGTTAACTTCTCTTCTGGTGTGAAGTTGTACACCTTGATGAACGCATCACGAAGTTGCTCATGAGTGAAAAAGTCTTCATAGATATATGGAACAAGTTGAGAACCAATCAATGAACGAACAGCAGGTTGAATAGCGACTCCATTTTCTTTTCCGGTTCTGTAGTCAATAACTTGACGCGTGATTCCTCCGGTGCAAAGTCCTATGATGGGCTTCCCGACCTGCATTGAAATCAATGTGGAAAGACCAAAGCCTTCATTCTTGGAAACATTCACGGTTGTATCAACAATGTTATGAAGAATGTTCATCTTTTCAAAATCAAGTTGAACAGTTGAAAACCAAACATTGTTCTGCAATCCAAGAAGCTCAGCGTTTGCCAAAAGATTTGGACCGGCTTCATCATAAGGATTTGTGTGCATGATCAATGCAGCTTTTCGATGACCTTCTGTCTTTTCAAGATGATCAAGAAAGAGCTTCCATGAAGTGAGCACATCTCCAGGCATCTTTCTTGATGCATTTCGATTTACCCACAAGGCAAAAAACCAATCGCTCTTATCTCCGAAATTCTCTTTGCGTAACTTGACAATATCTGCATCAGGAAGTGGTCGATAGATTTCTTTTGGAAATGCGTGTGGAATATAGTTTGTCTTTTCAGGAAAGTTTGGCTTCACAAGTTCATATGTTTTATAAGCCAAACAGTTGATCAAATCTGTTCCTTCATAGAAAGGACTGTTGAATGCTGGGAAAGGATCATTATCCCAAACGTGCCAGTAAACAATAGGACAAACCTGACGGACTTCATCTTCAATTTCCCACAACCAGATAAACTGACGTGGGTCCGTGAAAATAAAGATTGCATCCGGCTTCTCGATTGCAAGAAGGTCACGAATCATTCTTTGATCACCGAAACCATTGATTGGCTTCACAATAAAATCTGGATTGACAACAACTGTATCATAGTTGTCATGCTTCATCGCGCCACCAAGACAACGAAATGAAAACTTTCCGGTTTTGATCAATCCTTCAATTAGAAAACGCGCCTGAACACCGACACCTGACGGAGCTAGTGGGTGATCTGACAACATCAAAATTTTATACTTTTTTGAAGGTGTCTTCATAAAGAGATCATCGTCATCATCGGTTTCTGGTCCATTAGGACCCAAAAGTGCTGGGTCAACTGTCAATAGGTCTGCCATTACAATCCTTTTCTATCTCATATTAGTGCCAGAACTGATTGATGTATCTTCACATGTTCAATTCACGATCAAAGTCTTCTTCATACATTATCTTGACTAGTTCTTTGAACGTAACTGTCGGTGTCCACCCAAGCTTCTCTCTTGCTTTTGTGGCATCACCAAGAAGAAGAGGAACTTCATGTGGTCGAAAAAGTCTTTCGTCAATCATAAGATGTTTCTCAACATTTAGTCCTGCAAGAGAGAATGTTTCTTCAAGAAATTCTCTAACTGTGTGAGTTTCGCCTGTTGCAATGACATAATCATCAGGTTCAGGCTGTTGAAGCATTAGCCACATTGCACGAGTGTAATCGTCAGCAAGACCCCAATCTCTTTTGGCATCCAAATTACCAAGTTTCAAAATCTCTTGTTTGCCAAGTTTGATTCTGGCAGCAGCCATTGTGATTTTTCTTGTTACAAAAGTCTCACCTCTTACTGGACTTTCATGATTGAACAAAATCCCACAACTGATATGAAGTCCGTATGCTTCACGATAGTTTCTGCAAAGATTATGAGCATAAAGTTTTGCACAAGCGTAAGGAGACGCTGGCATCATCTTTGTTTCTTCGTTTTGTGGAGCTTCTGGATTATCTCCATACATCTCACTGCTTGAAGCTTGATAAAATCTGGCGTGAGGAACAATTTGACGATATGCTTCCAAGAGCTTGAGTGTACCTCCGGCAACAACATCCAGAGTTTCTTCGGGAACTTCAAAAGAAACTCTTACATGAGATTGCGCTGCTAGATTGTAGATTTCATTTGGTTGATACTTCTGCAAGAGTCGATACAGACATGAACTGTCTGTCATGTTTCCGTATTCCAACTTGAAGTTCGGATGAAAGAAAACGTCACTATCTTCATCAAGTCTATCAGTGTTGATGAGAGAAGTTCTTCTCTTCATTCCAACAACTGTATAACCTTTTTCAAGAAGTTGCTTTGCTAAAATAGAACCATCCTGACCTGTTACACCTGTAATAAAGGCTGTTTTACCAATGTCAGTCATTTCATTCCTCTTATTCTTTCTTTTCTTTCATTCAGAAACCAGTTCCAAGTCTCGGTCAATCCCTTTTTCAAAGGGGTGAAATCTTCTTGATCCCAATGCAAGAAGGTTAGGTCAACTTTTGTCGGTTTCTTTTGTTGACCATCTGGTTTCATCAAATCCCATTGAATTGTATCCGGATCAACGTCGGCTATTTCACACATCAAATTTACAACATCAACAATCTGATAGTTTGTAGGATTTCCAATATTCAAAGGTTCTTCCTTGTCATAAAGGATCAATGCCTTCATGATGATTTTGCAAATGTCTGTAGAATAAGTGAACTCCCTTTCAGGTTTTCCTGTGCCCCACATTACAATCGGTGTTCCATTTTCTTTGAAATCAGCAAACTTTCGAATGAGAGCTGGAATGAAGTGACTAGTTTCCAAGTCAAAGTTGTCATTCGGTCCATAAAGATTGTTTGGAACTAGCGTCACAAAAGCCGTTCTTCCAAGTTTTTGATTTAGGGCACGTCCATATACATCAATCATGCGCTTCGCGTAGGCATATCCGAAGTTTGAAGGATGCGGAGGTCCATCATGAAGTTTCTCTGCCTCTATGGGATATTCTATTTTGTCTGGATAGATACAGGAGGATAGTAGAGACACTGTTTTCTCACAATCGAACTTGGCAGCAGTTCCAAGAACATTTAGAGCCATTTGAACATTTTGTTCAAAGAACTCTGCCTGGTTTTCCATATTGTCTTTCAACCCTCCAACGCGAGCCGCCAGGTGAATAACATGAGTTGGTTTGTAAACAGAAAAAGCCCTCTCAACATCTTCTTTATTCAAGAAGTCAACTTCTTGTCTAGTGGGAAAAAAGACCTTTTCATTTTTCAGAACTTGCCGAAGAGAACGACCAACCATTCCCCATCCACCTGTTACAAGAATTCTTCTTTTCATGTTCAACCTTTGTAAGAGTTTACAACAGAAACGATATGTTCTCTGTCTTCATCTGTAAGCCACCATCCAACAGGAATACAAAGATGAGTTTCGTCAAACAATCCAACAAACTCTAAATCATCTTTTTTGAACATGGAAAAACATGTGTATTGATCATTTCGAACATGAACAACATCCGAAGCAATCCCATTTTCTTGAAGATATGTTTGAAACTTTCTTCTATCTGAAGAATTATTCAAGAAAATCGTGTAAAGCCACCAAGAAGGTTCAGACACCAACGTGTTTACTTTTGTTTTGCCAATCAAAGGATTGTTGATGTACATGTCAAAGTAGGCAGCATTCATCTTATGCTTCCTAATAATGTCTTGAAGATATGGCAATTGAAGTAGACCAATAGTGGCGTTGGTGTCATTCATATGATATTTGAAGCCAGCTTCACAGATATTTTGACTCCACTTGGAACCTTCATACTCACGGCTCAATCCAAACCATCGAAGTTTGCGCGCACGCCGAGCCCACGAAGGACCTTCACTGTCTTTATTGAAAGGACAAAAAGCAACGGCACCACCATCACCTGTTGTTAGATGTTTGATTGCCTGAAACGAGAAACACGTTATTGTTCCATGATTGTCAAAACAATCTTCTCCAACAAGAACTTTCTTCTCTGTCCATTTTGCACCCAAGGCATGTGCTGCATCAATTACCAAATAGATTCTTCTTTTTTGAAGAAACTCAAGGATTGATGGGTCAAAAGGAATGCCGCCCCACATAACAGCAACAACTGCTTTTGTTTTATCCGTAACCAAACGCTTTACGGAATCCAAGGCAATGTTACCTGTGGCTGGATTGATGTCTGCCCAAACAATTTTGGCACCTCGATGAACTAGTGGCTCATTTGTAGCAGCACAAGTCATCGGGGATGAAATCACTTCATCACCCTTACCAATATTCAAACAAGCATAAGCAAGATCAAGTGCTGATGTTCCAGAGTTTGTTAGGACCACATTTTCGTTCTTGATGAACTTTCCAAACTCTTGTTCAAACTTTGTTGCAACAGGTCCCTCGGACACCATTCCACTATCCCAAACTTTTTGTATAGCTTCTCCGATTCCTTCGGGTTTATGTACTTTGAAAAGCGGGATTGTTTTTTCGATTGTCATCTTTTTGTTTTCTCCATGTATGATTTTATCATCTCATCGAGAGAACTTTCAAGCTTTCGCTGCTGTTTCCATCCAAGCTTCTTTGTTTTTGAATATTCAAGGGCATAACGGACGTCGGCACCAGAACGATCACTTGACATATCAGCTACGTTTTCAAATGTTGTTCCAAATTTTTGCGCAATCATTGAGACGATTTCTTTTACAGAATATTCTTCATCTGATGCAATGTGATATGAAGTGTTTCTCTTTCCCTTTTCTATGATCTTGAGGATAGCTTCAACATTATCTTCAACATGAATCCAGTTTCTTACATAAGAACCTGAACCATGGACAGGGACCTTTTTACCTAAAATCATGTTTGTAATGGCGCGTGGTATCAACTTTTCGCTATGTTGACGAGCGCCATAATTGTTGGTCGTTCTTGTGATGATATATGGAATTCCATATGTTCTTCCCCAAGCAACAACGAGTTGTTCTGCTGCTGATTTTGAAGCTGAATATGGGTTGCTTGGTTTGTGGCGATCGTTCTCACGAAACCCAACACCCTTTTCCTTGTCTCCAAAGACTTCATCCGTACTGATCTGAATGAAAAGGGGATAGGCGTGCTCCCAGCCTTTCTCCATATTCTCGACTTTTTTGTTCTTGAGCAACTCAAGTAGATTATGGACGCCTTCAATGTTGCTTTTCAAAAATGGATCGGAGGTTGTGATTGAGTTGTCAACGTGACTTTCTGCTGCAAAATTTACCAAGAAATCACATCGAGGAAGCGAAGTCAATTCGCTAATATCAGCTTCAATAAACTTGTAGTCGCCTTCAAACTCAAGATTTCTATTTGCTGCATAAGTCAATTTGTCAATATTGACAACTGAGTGTCCTTGTGAAAGGACTTTCTCAATGAAGTGACTTCCAATAAACCCACAACCGCCAGTAACCAAAAATGTTTTCTTGTTCATAATCTTTTTTCCATGAAAATCTCTTCAAAAGTTTCTCCATCTTTTCTTGTATGAAAACCACGAGAAATTTCTACGAAGCCGAGATCCATGTATAGGTTATGAGCAATATGATTTTTTGAAAAAACTTTCAACGAGGCTTTTGAAAAATTGTTCAATTTCAAAAACTCAAAAAACCTGTCTCTTATACACATCTCCGAGCCCACGAGACCGTACTAGAT